CTTTTTCAGAAGGATAGCTGAAGTTAAAAACGTTAGAAGTAGACATGATTAATTCCTCTCGTTGTTATTTGATAAGTGAAGTATACAGATTCTTGGGCGCTGGTAAATAGCCCCCTTGTAAAGAGGGCGTATAGAGGTTATGAAAGGATTTCTAGGCTTACAGAGAGGCGTTGAGGCGGTTACGAACATCATCGAAAGTCTGATGACGCATTATGTGACCATTATAGAAAGTCTGCTGGAGTTGGTTAATGAACGTAGCGTTCGTCTTACCTTCTACGAGGTAGAAATCTCCACCTGCATCCTTTCCAACACTAAGGTAACCTTTAGCTGACTTCTTAGCACCCGTATCAGTCTTAGGATCTTTAAAGATCTCTCGCTCTTCTCCATTAACAACACCCCACGTAGCCTTAACAGCAAAGCCTAATGTATCCCTTGTATTAAACTGGTAAGTAAAACTACCAACACCGAATACAACATTCTGAGATGCAAAGCCTTTCTTACTTAACCTATCACAAATCTCATGGCAGCGGTCGAGGGTGATGCTGTCACCGTAGATTAAGCCAATATGCTCTTCCAGCAGCCTGTGGCCTGTGCTCGTGGTAGTCCCGCCAAAAGTTTCCCACAGGCATTCAACAGCACCTTTCTGCTCTGGTGTTAGTACCGCCTCTTCACTGGTGATAAGATCGACCTCATCCAAATAATAGTATTGTTTATCATAGCGACCCCATCCACACGATATGATAACTCGATAAACTAAACCATCTGAATATTTAAAATACCCTGTAGCCTCTTGCACACCCATCTCACCATGAGGTGTCTCTGATTGGACGATATCGGAAAGACTTTCACTTGCTGACCTATTAAAATGATTAAAATCAGAGATGTACGAAAGGTCTTCAACCTCAACTGTACCACAGATAATATCAACAGGGTCTCCACTATCAGGACGTATCACAACTTTACTCAGACCCAGAGCATTACGATCACGGGCCAATATCTTATCCTCCAATAATGGTAAGTACTCTGTGATAACTTTCCAGAAATCCCAAGTATCACTCACAATTGAAACAATACCAGACGGGTAGATATCTTCGATCAGCCTACGGAATGTCTCCAGTTCATCACCTTGCGTACCCATACACATGACTGAGTGTTCTGTTGCAGGAACTGAGACAGCGATAGGCATCTGATTCTCTTCACTCATCCCGTAATAGTGTTTGATCTTAGGGATAACTGGCACACAGTCCGTACCGATGAAACTGGTTAAGTGACCAACACTGCTACGTACAGCCGCTTGTCGCCCCTCCATACCTCTGAAGGAGAAGTCATGGGCTTGGATTGCAACACCTTCGCCAGGGCAACCTGTACGCTCCGCAGCATCCATGAGTATACGTTTGTACTCAAGGGCAATAGTTGCACTTGTCATCGGCAACCACAGCTCAGAAGACATTACAGACTCCAGGTAGTTAACTAGCCAACTAAACTCAGTCAAAGTATTTTCAATAGTCAGTACAGGGACTCTAAAAGGTACACGTTCACCTTCAGGGATAGCAGATATAGAGATTGGTAAGAATCCTAGAGTGTGTAGACTCCTGATGTGCTCTGTGCCAATAGAGTCTTTACCGAGGGACTCATCCATAACCTCTTTATAAGCTACTTCGATGTCTGACCAAGGAAGATCGAAGAAGCCTTCCTGCCAAGCAGATTGCAAGTATTCCTTCAAAAACATCTGCAGTCCCACTACAACAACCTTGTCGTCGTAAAACTTTGACCCTCTAAACAGGCGTCCTGATCGAGGCGTAAGGTTCGACTGGATTTTCTCGGTATTCTCTGGGTATTGATAGATGTGACCAGCCTTGTAAAAATCAATATCAAAGATAGGGCTATTAGCTAGCGTAGCCGAGGTTGTAATCTTCATTAGTTCACTCCTAGTTTACAAGCAATAATGAATTTATCAGCGAAAAAGAACTCAAGCATCTCAACAACGATGTCCCAATCACCTCCAGCTCTGTCAGCTCCCATCTTATAAGGAACTACAATTGTGTTGTATGCAAGTGTATCTTGCCTGACACTACTTAGGGAGTGAGCTAATGCAGCATAATTAAGATGTCTCCGCTGCCTCCCAAAATCCTCTTGTGCAGCTAAGTTATAAAACCCTGCAGATGTACTGTAACTTCCGAGTCTTATACCTGTAGCCGCTGCATAGGCGTATATCTCATAAGCCCCTGTGACACGCTCTTTAACCTCCTTTGCAACACCGCTCCCCATTACACCTTTACAATTTACAACGTGTAGGAAGGCTGCTTGAGGAGTGGCGAGTGCAACTGAGATAGCATTACCTACGATTACATCGACCCTACCCTTCTCCATGTAAAATCCTCTCAACTTTAGCTACATCTGATTTGATGCGTTTTAGGATTGTATTTACAGACTCCCAAGACTCCTGTGGGGAAAGAGGACGATCTACATCCTCCACTAGAGTGACCAACCCTTTTTCGACGTGGTGGTCACCTATTATCTTTCCGCCTCCTATATTCCCTGCGCCCGGAAAATGGCAGGGTGCTTGTCTTACAGACTTTATAATTACAAAGTCTCCGCGAGGATGGGAAGGCCAATCTTCATTCAAAAGGTACTTCTGACCTACTTTAATCATTGTACTATCCTCCATGCTAGGTTTTGGTACTGGGTAATGCTATCAATTGAGGGGTGGCTTTTCAGATCCTCCCGAAATATATGATAGTAGTAGAACTTGTCGAGACCTTTATCAATTAGGTGCTGTATCCCATAGGGGAGTATAGCATGTGTGACATACATTGAAACAGACTTTGCACCTTTGTCATAAAGCTCCTCAATCAACGGTACGAACGTTCGACCTCCATCACAAATATCATCAATTATTAGACAGTCAGCACCCATGACAGCTTCTGGATTCTTTATCAAGGTACCTGTGATATTACCTGTTAGCGGGCAGCGTGCCTTTTCAGCAATAGCAACAGGGCATCCTAACACCGCTCCCACTCCTTTTGCTTTTCCTCTGGCACCCTCATCAGGAGACACCAGAACAGTGCTACCATTAACCTTACCATTAAGGTGCTCTACAAGTATCCGACCTTGTGTGCGCTCTACAAGCTCCGTAGCGTATAGTTCAAGACTATACACAGAGACATCACTGTGGAGGTCATCCACCATCACAGTATCATAGCTAGAGATATCTAGCATTTGTAGAAATAGACGCAGACTAAAAGCTTCACCTACATTACAAACTCGATCTTGTCGAGAGTAGGGCATGTATCCAATGTCGGCTGTGATTGTTTCAGCTATAGAACTCTCCAACTCGTATAGGGCATCAGCTAGGAGTAGTAATTCCATGAAGTTTGAAGATGATTTGACCAATCCCTTGACGACAACCTCCCCGAGATTACTTCCTACAGGCAGCTTACCAAGCTTAACATGCTCTTCACCCCCTGCAAATTGTTTACGCGTGTATTCAATACGTGTTCCACCTCGGCATGTAATTTCAAAATTGCTCATTGTCAACCCCTTAAAAATTGTTATCTATGATGTTTAGCCAGTGGGGACGGATAATTGCGGATACTTCTCTGTTAATAACCTTCCGAATAGCTTTCCAGTCTTCATCGCTAATACTATACAGGTCGTTCTCAAAATCTTGCTTAGCATCTTGTATTAGCAAACCTTGGACTTTCCCAAACTCTTTTACAGAAGGCACTCCTGTTTTGCTTAGTACTGACCTAATCCTATTTGTGTTTACGAAGCCTAAGAAGCTACTCAGTATTCCCTCTTGATCTTCTGAGATCTTAGTGGGCTTCTTAGGAGTTTTCTCGGACTTTTCCGAAAAATCTTTTGATTTATTTTTAAGAATAGGCCTGACTCCACCCATCATAATAGATCCATCAATAGGCTTAATAACAACTCCTTCTGCCTTACAAACCCCGTCAGACCACGCAGCGACAATTGATAAGAATTCAGGTGTTACCTCCAGCATGTCAGATAGAGACCCCCTAGCAATCTCTGGTGCATGAATAAGTCCACTATGGTTACACACTGAAACCACTAAATCCCAGTCTAGGAAAACACCGTCAACCTTGATATCAAATACCACAAAGTCTTTCTCGCCATAGTTCACGTTTTTCTGTATACCTTGTCCACATAACTCACCATATACTTGTACTAGGCTAGAATTGTTAAACTCTTCTTGATACATGTATTTAATGGACGACGCATATCGCTTAACAACTGGGGAACACCCATAGAAGTTATAGTTACCCTCCTCATCAGACCCCAAGATACCATTACGACTTGCTGGTCTTACTGATACACCATCAGTTATGAAACTGAAATTTGCACCGTGAACCTTCTCAGTGACTACCCAAGATTTGCAACCTAGCTGATCACACTTATCAACAAAGAGCTGCCGGTAAGAATTCTCAATGCTGTTATACTTTTGGAATTTTATCATCGTGACTCCTTTATTAAACTTTTAGTTAACCTACATGGGTTTTAACTATAGCAACAGATCTCAATGATTGGAAGGTTTACTTCGTAAAGGGGGTGTATAGACACAAAAAAGCCCTCCTGAGAGGGCTTTGAAAGGCTTAAGAGGCTTCCTCAACAGAGGCTTCCTCAACTACTGGCAGGCTTCACATGCCTCCCCTTTAGCCGCCTGAACTCCTGACATACTCCGTTGATAGTAGAGTGTTATGAGATTTGGGTCTGTGATAAAGGCTTGTACAACAGCCATTATCCACTCTTCATCCTCGTCCTCCGCAAAAAAGGTATTGAGACTTGGGTTTGGCACAAGCGAGGTTGCCGTTGCGAAGCTGCCTTTATAATATCCATCTGATTAAGCTCAAAAGCTGTCAAGAATACTTTCTTCTCTTCATCTGACAACCACTCCTCGTCTTTAACACTTCCAGCATTGTCTGAGATGCCTTCAAGTGTTTTCTTATCGTAAACACCTCGATCTTTCATCAACTTTATCAGGGTTGGGTTGATCCGCTTGACTTTTCCACCGCCAGTGGTCTGATCGAAGACGTTCATAATTATCGGCTCAATACCCTGGCTCACACCACCCATCAACAGGCTGGTACTCATAGTTGGTGCTATAGCTGTGCGGTGTGTATTCCTAACACCATACCCGACACACCACTCAGGCTCACCAAACTCTTTAGCCATCCACTGCGATGCTTTCAGAGACTCTTCTTGGATACTCTTAAACACTTGAGCATTCCACATCATAGCATCAAAAGATGCAAATGGTATCATATTCTCTTGCAAGTAGGTGTGGTAGCCTAGCACCCCAAGCCCAAGTGCTCGGGACTTCTCGGTGAATGCTACAGACTTCTCCATGCCCTCTTTAGTCTTGGCAACTTCGATAAACTCTTGTGCAACGCAGTCTAGGAATACTGTTGAGACGTAAACAGCATCTGTATCTTTCCAGTCATCCCACATAGATAGATTCATAGAGCTAAGTACACATGTGTAAGTTAGATCTTCAGAAGAGTGAAGTAGAATTTCCGTGCAGTTTGAAGTGACAATGCCATTACAAACCCATAGGTGGTCTTCTGAGTCTACTGTCACACAGTACACATCCTGTTTACCAATCGGTTCAACTGACAACACTGAGGACGCATTATAATAGTCACCCGCAGGTATTGGTAACTCTATCCCTAGATTTACTAGCAAAAGCTTTAAAGTCTTTACAAAGTCTGTAACATTTCTAAGACTATATCATTAGGAGATTGACCTAAACCTTTCAAGTAGGCTACTTGGCTTTGTAAATCACTTTCGAGGACTATCTCCGGTATGCTATCCCCTTCAGAGTAACCCCTACCCAGTAGAAAAGCTTCGTCGGGCATGTGAACATCGCCAAACAACCCCTCAGAAGTCTGGAAGTATACGTGGTCATCCCCTGTTAAATCTTCGGCAGCAACCATACCACGCTTAGTTTTAACCTTGTGATAGTGTGTGACATCATGCGTCATACCATTAGACAGTGTGATACGGCAAACCTCTGCATCCTCCTCTACAAGTTTCATAGGGGATGACTTAACAGGTCTCTGACCATCGAACAATATAAGATCACCACCCTCTTCGTGTAGTGCTTGAGATGTCTTAAGACCCCTATCGCTCACAACTAACTGATCGCCTGTCACGCAGAGCTGCGAAGCCTTAACATCCAGACCTAGATCCTTGTACATCTGTGGGCGCTGTGCATTCGCTGACCACTCCTTCATCAAATACCCCTTACCAAGCGTAGACCTAACTTTCATAATCTTCTGAAGGCGTTTGAGGGAGTCAGAGTCACCTTCATCCATCTTCTTAGCCCAATCCTCTGTAAGAATCCAACCCATGTTATTATCATCTGGGTAATGCATAAGGTAATCTATAGCTTCGTAGAAATCTCCATGGTCAATAGGCAGGTAAGATGCAAATGCACCTCTACGATTACTACCTTGGGAGATATCCCTACTTAACTGAATAAACCCTTTTATAACAGGCATCACCCCAGAAGCTTTACCGCCAGAAGCAAAATCACTACCACGAGGACGAACATCACCAAAGTATCCTGATGTTCCAAAACCATTTTGGCTAAGGATTCCAGTTTCTTGTTGAGAGCCGTAAAAATCATAAACACTATCACCAACATACTGACCGCTACATGAAACAGGAGTGCCCTTAAAAGGCTTACCCATATTAGTTAGAACTGGTGTTGCTGGCGAGAGCCAACCGTTCCAAAGAACCTCAAAGAACCTCTTGGTCCACCCTTCCGGGTCGTTGGTGTGTTTTGCGGCAGTTTTAGCTACGCTATAATACCTGTCATAAGCTGTTTCATCTTCGTCTAGGTACTTCTTACACAAGATCTGATAACCCCCTGTTGTGTACCACGTAGGGAGTTCACCATTCTCTTGCTTATATTTCCGTTCTTCACTCATGTCTTCATAAATATCGCTCACGCTGCTTCCCCTGTATTAATTTTCTGTGATGTGTCCCATGTGAATGAATCGGCTGACCAGTTACGTGTGTACTCAGACCCACCGGCATTGAAAAAATCATTCATTTGATAAGAGTTGATGTCGCTGTAAAACCAATCAGCAATGGGGTTGTACTTAGGCTTAAATACCTTCGCAATTCCCAAGTACTCAAGGCACACATCTAATCGGTGCTGTACAAAGTACTTCATCTGCTTGTCTGTTATACCTGTGATAGCCCCTTTTTCAAATATCTTATCAATGATTAAACATTCGTGATCATAGATAGTGTGTGCCATTTTAACCAAGTCTTCTTCAACACCCTCTACTTGAGATTGTGTATAGTATCCGCACTCTAAGGCTTCTGCTCTAAGGGTCTTGTAAGTCCAAGCACCTGACATAGCATGCAGATTCTCATCTGTAACAGACATACTTATGCCTGCAACTACATTCTTAATCTGATCCTTCCCGCTAGCTTGGAAGTGCTTTAAGAAGGCAAAGTTAGAATAGAGGATTGCACCCTCAGTCATAGAGAATGCGCCAATACTCTTTAGCTCATTCTTATCAGTTACAGCAGCTTCAATAAACTCTATACGATCTCGTAAAGCTTTGTCGTGGTGGTATGATTGGTAATGCTCATCTGTATTAAGCATTAGAGCTTTATCAAGTTCTGCATAGAATGGTGCGTGAACATTAAGCTCTACATAGCCGTTGGTAGATGCTAGGCGTTGGAACTCAGGGCGTGGAAACATCCTTTTAAATCGTCCATTCCAGTACTCACCGCCTACAATCAACTCATAGAGGGTAAACAACTTTAAAACTTCTTTGACGCCATGCGATTCAGCTTCAGACATATTGACGAGAAGGTCTTGTACGTCTTTGGATACAGAGAACTCATTCTCAGTCCATAGAATATCTCTCTGAGTATTACAAAATTCAATCACAGCTGGATAGTCGAAAGTGTAAGAGTCTTTCTTTGTTAGAATTCTAGGTTTCATTTAGAAATTAATCTCCTTTGTAGGTTAAAAACCCCGCCGGAGGGCAGGGTGTGGGGGTTATTATTTTGATAGGAGGTGACACTCTATGTTCTACTTGGCAGTGATATCTACTACCTCTCTCCAGTACTCTGTATCACGAGACCTATCATACGTCCTCGTGGCGTAGTACAACTGATTGCCACCCTCTTTATCTACATAACGCTCTTGGACTGTGTATAAGACTTCCCGACTGATTCCATTTGTGACATCCCATATACTGTCTACCTTACTACTGAAGGTTGGATCTGCTGTGCCATCCGCTATCTTCTCAAAAAAACTTTTATCACTCATCGTCAATCCTCCTCTAGTTCTTGAATTTTAATACCTGTACGTTCCTTAAACTTTGAGTACAAGCTTGACACCACATCTGAGTGGGATGTGCCAAAGTCCGCTTCTGCCCAGAAATACCTTAACCACTTTAAAAAGTCCATCTCTTCCTTAGTTGACATTAGAAATCCCCCTTCCACTTCCCGTTCTTCAGTGTGGCAGTTGCCCTTTTACCATTTGCATAAGTAATAATGTGAGAGTGTGACCAACCACTCCCCCTACGTTGTATCCCATTCTTCTTACCCGACACACCAGCCGCATAGACACCATCCTTAATGAATGCTGAGTGTCCGTGACCGATGTTAAACTTCGTGCCTTGAATCTGGAAAGCTCTAACACTACCACGGGCACCATTATTTCCTTGGTGACCATGCTGACCACACTCAACACCACAAACTACAAAGCTTTCGTCAGTGCCTAAAAACCTCACACCTGCTAGGTTTGAGTTAGCATCTTTAATGGCATATTCAAAAATCTTAAAGTCCTTCTCTTGCTGACTGATTGCAGAGTACTTGGCGAGTTGCAACTCCAGGTAGTATAAGGCGTTGACGGGATCTTTCCTATAATCAGATTCGCGTAGCCAACGCTCTAACGCTAAATCATGGTTTGACTCCACAACTACCATCTCACACCAAGGCCTATCCATCCTCAACATCTCACTAGCTGTATCTTCAATCTCAGACCTAACACTTTCGGTCTTCTCGGAATACATCTGGAACATAAAGTGCGGATTCCCCGTGCTGTGGTGATTCCTATACTTGTGATCGTAGACATCATGCATAAACTGGTACTTCGGCATCAACGTATCTAGCATAGAATCAGGATATCCCCAGCTCGTACTGGCGACTTGTTCATCTAGTTTAGCAACGTGTATATCTCCCCAGTTAATAGCCTCTACAGAACACCCAGACACACCGTAGACACCCTCTGGTGTGTAGTAATTTTCGAGATCATAGAAGTTACCTGTATCAGACTCAGCTATTAACTGACGTACAAACCAATCACCGTCCTCATCAACCTCCACCACAACCGCACCAAATACATGATGAAACCCTGCCTTTTGCCCCGCCTTCTTCTGAACATAGTTACGTTGGGTGATAGCGCCAGTAGTATATAGAATCTTTGCATCAAGCACTTTAGGCGTTGGAATACTCTCCAATTGCATCTTTGCATGAGGGACGATAGCACTATCTAGTGCAGTGTAGTTGTGTAGCCCGCTGAGGGGGTTAACTGCTGTAGGTAGTATGTTGAGTTCACCGCAGAACACAAGACCCTTAGCGAGCTGTACAGGCTCATTCATAAGCGTGTGCTTACGCAACTTGGGGTCATACCACAAGTCCTCGTCAGCTTTAGTAGAGTTCTCAAAGCTATGCTTGTTGTAGGTGAATGTGCTTACATAAAGCTTAGCGTTATTATACTCTAAGTAGTTCTCTAGTGATTTTAAGAAGTCTTCGTGGACATAGGTATTATTCTGAGCTGAAACGAACACATAACGTGCATTCTTGTTCTGACTCATATCAATACGTTTGTGCTCTGGCGAGTGTTTTTCACCGGCAGCAATAGGCTTACTCTCTTCAAACTCTTTCCAAAAATCTTTGTAATGCTCACGAGTTAGGAAGTAGTTGATAGTTGATTTACAGCACCCCATGACCTCTGCGATTTGACGGCTACTAAGCTCCTCCCTCACCTTTAAACGGAGGATCTCATTTAAGTCTTCCTTAGTAAAATTCATAAAACCCCCTTTAAAGATTCTTGTCAATGCTAGACCAGTCTGGCCCTCTGTAGTGAACACCCTTAAGCGTCTTCTGAGATCCTGTCTCAACTACAGTGCCTTTGATAACACCGATACCCCCCTCCCACTCTACAAAGACATCCTTATAACGCAGATCGTCCTTGTAGGAGCTGATAGAGTCTTCAGCTTCCTGCTCGTTATACACAAACTTTGACATATTAGAGTTATTGACAGCTTCCAAAACCTCATCGGCATCATACCCCAGACGGTGACACGCTCCTCCAACGACAACTAGGATGTCGCCTAGTGCATCTACAACCTCTGTACGATCATTAGCTTCCAAAGCTTCAAGAAGTTCTCTGTGTTCTTCCGTGATAAAACTAATTTGCGCTGTTATAGATACATCATCTAATTCACGGTGGTACTTGTCAGCTCCCATGAGCACATTAAATAGTGCAACCCTTCCTAGTTCGCTTTCTGCTTGGTTCATGTAGATTTCTCCGTTTTTAAGTAGTCTCTGTAAGCTTGCTTAAAGCATTTAAGAGTGTCTTTTTCAGGGCTTATCTTTAATGCCTTTAAGGTGTGAGATTGCTGTAGTTTAGTCCCTTTAGCGAATTTAATAACGTCCTTTTCAATTGTAGCCTCCTCGAATGTAAGGCCCATACGGTCTGCATAGGACTTTATCTTATGAGCTTCCTTATCAACCATCTGAAGTTCATCTCCTCCTGTAGAGAGCAAGTGGATTATATAAGGTATCACATGCTCCTCAAGAGTTAACGGGATGTGACCCTCAGTATGATCTACCTCCATCTTACTCGTGGGTGTCCACACACCCGTCAACGCACAATAAGTTCCTTTACGTCCTTTACCTGTGTAACCCGCTGGAGGTGGCCCCATCTGACTCTCTTTGTATTTAAACTTCATAGGAGACTTCTCCCACAGCCCTCTACGCAAACAACCTCTTAAATATGACCAGAATTTGGCTTCAGTGGGGAATAAATCAGGATGCTTTTCAATCAGCATCCTAACCCGCCCTTCAAAATCACTCACAGTTTATGTAGTCTTCTACTAGAGTCTACTAGAGACTTTAGCTCTAACCAAGACTTAGGATTTGTACCTGTAATATCCTGACAGATTTCACGAGCATCCTTGAATTTCATAACTGAAAGATCATCCCAACTAACCTCTACTGGTTTGAGATTAGTTTGGTGTTGTTTGTAATTTTCACGTTCCACTTCTTTCAATGCTTCTGCGACATCCTCAGCAGAAATGTTAGTTTCTCCATGAGAATCCTCACCCTGACACAGAGCCTCATGTTGAGCCTCAATAACTTCCTGCCGTTTATTCATCCTCTCAAGAATCTCCTGGGACTTCATCCAGAACTCTTTGCCTTCTAACAAATCTGAAAGCTCTTTAGCATCTAAGAAACCTTGGTAAGTGTCGGTTACAAGGTCATGCAACATCTCAACTGAGTGGATTGAGTGGGCAAGCATATCGGAGATCTTCCCTGCATATCCCCCAGAGGCGTTGTGACACATCATTGATCCATGAGGATGCACTATCATCTCATCACCATGCATGAAGATCATACTACCGCCTGAGTAGGCATTACCTACTAAGTTAGTAGTGATAGTGGCCTCGCATTGTTTCATTAAGTGGATGAAATTCGTTGTGGTGTCAAGATCACCACCGGGAGTATTAATGTGAATAATAATCTCATCGTTCTCTGTCGCGGTAGACAGACTTAAAAACTCTGTACGGTATAAACTTGGTGGGCCTATCTCCTCGTCCAGGAAAATTTCAATGCGTTCTCCGCGACTTGAATAAAATACCTTCTCTTCAATCATATATTAAACCCCCTCTCCAAGTTTTAGTTATCTTCTAACATAGAAATTAGTGGGCATACATCATCTTTCCCTTTGAGCATGTATGCCAACTGTGCCATCTCGATCATTACATCCTTGCCTGTAGCAGTGATATCTTCTCCCGTGTGATGGTTGGTGTAATGATAACCATTCTTATAGACTTTATCAAATGTTTTCTTCACTTCATTTACGACAAGCGCAAGGTCTTCAATAGGGCTGTCATTAAACGGCTCTAGGATTGCAAAAGCTTTAGTGTCTCCGATACCTTTACAACCACCGTAAGTATCAGCTTTATCCCCCTCAAGGATTTGCTGCAGCAAGAACAACCAACCGTAACCTAGAACCTTTGATTTATGCTCTGCCTTGTAAAGTCTACCTACTGTAAGTGGATCAGAGAAGATTGGATGCTCCATCTCATCTGGTATCAGAATCCAACAGCCGGAAGCTTGTCGAGCGTCCTTATCTCCGGCAACCACCACACCCATTTCACCCTTGCGTTGAGCCATGGCACACACTATGTCATCGACTTCAATCATACCAACGGCTTTCTTGCAGTTTGGTAGTGTGTGAACATGCTTGCGTAACTGTTCGAGGTAGTGAGGTTTTCTTAGACCACTACGTTTATCCTTGTAAGGTTTGATAGTCGCAATGCCGTAACGAAAATTCATAGCGCCAGCACCTTTGGAAACGTAAGCTGTATACTTCTTGCAACCAGATTTACGGACCCACTCCTTCAGCGTGTTATTAAAGTTTTTCTTGCAAGTGTTTAGGTCACCAATTTCGTAATCAACAAACCTTTCTAGCTCATCAACGTCACCTTTAAACCCAAACTGTACGTCAAGATCGAACTCCTTCACTTCCTCAATCCAATTCTTGCCATCAGCCGCAGAACCAAATTCAGAGACTAGCTCGCCTTTGTGAAAATACCTGTATTTAATTCTCTCACCTGAGCTTGCTGCAGCAAATAGCAACATATCCGCGTCAACGTAAGCGTGGGAGGGTTTTGATGGTTCTACGGATGATGGTGAGGTTTCCCCTCTATGCTTCTCATAGCCTCGCTGAGACGCTCTCTTCTTATCTGTGTGTGTTGCAGGTTTTGTAAGCTTATCTGCTGCTCTCTTCACTGGATTTCTAGCCATGTGATAGTCCACCTCTCAGTAAAAAGGGGCCGAAGCCCCTATAACTAAATTAAAAAGCCTTAGTAGCTGGCCCAGCTAATTAGTAGTCGCCGTCATCCTCTGGAGTTTCATCGAAAGGTGAATCTTCCTCTTCGCCATCCACAACAACACTACCCGCTCCACTTGACTCCGCAAATTCTACGTCATCAAAACCAAACGCATCTTTTTCTTCATCCGAGAGGCCACCATCGGAATCTTCGTATTCAACCAACTCGTTGATCTTAAGCTTATTGAGATAGGCAAAAGATCCGTAATCATTTGTGTTGACACGAGCACTTGCATGACCCTTTGAACCGTTACCAACATTACGGTCGAATGTGATATCCAAACCTTTCTTCGGATTATCCGGGTCAGCCATCAGGATGCGAGGGATGTTGGAGGGTCTAATAGCATCACCCTCTTTATCCTGAGCTTTTTGAGTGACTTTAATAGTGAACTGCTTCTTCTCTTTTGGGAACGGAAGATCGTCATCTTCTTCGAGCTTATACTTCTCTCGAAATTTAGCATTAGTATACTTTTTAGAAGGCTGCTTAGCAAAGACTTCATCCCAAGCATCAGCGACTTCCTCAGACACTGCTAGTTCAACTGAGTACTCTTTACGAGCTTGGTTAAATTTCACATTACGGTCATCGTAGATAGCCTGTGGTCTGCGGATCTTGCAGTAGTATAGGGATGCATCAGTCAATAAAACATTAGTTATATTGCCCTTGCTGTCTTTCTGAAATTTAATAGCTGTCATAGATTTTAAATCCTCCAGGGTTGGATGTATCTCACATCCGTTATTTCAATTAAGTTCTTATGTGATCCTGTAGTATGCGCCTAATTCCTGCAGGATCGTCTAGTAAAGAGCTTTAGGCGGCTGAGTGGGAATGTTAATACAACTAGTATTCACCACACTAAATAGGACTCTGGTTGGAGTCGAACCAACACCACCGGCAAGGCCTCTCCGGTACACGTCGCTACGTGCTGACCTACAATGCAACCGTTACACCACAGAGTCCTAATTAGTGCCCTCGAATATACCGTCGAAGGTTCGGTCTCTGCTATGTCGCCATCGTTGCAGGGGATTGTACGCGAACCGCTACTACGTACTGTTCTATTACACCCTAATAGATTCGACATTACCACTGCTCTTAACAACTTTCCGACCTCAGTGATTATTTTCTACTTGCTTTGTAGTTAGACCTGCCTCAGAGATACCCCATTACAGCACCAACAGGAAAACAGGTACTCCGACAGCTCGTATAACTTCCTCCACTGTCCATTGAGCTAGTGGCAGATTGTTCTCTATCAACTTAAAGATATTAATCACCCAGCCTACTGCACTGCCGATAAAAATCACTGTACCCATCAAACTTAGAATAGCTTCAGACCTCATAAAGTCTCCCCCTCTTGACCATACATTACGAAAACAATTTCGGTACCATTTTCAAATTCGTCGAAGTCGTCTTCGTGAATGATTTCGACATTGCCATCATCCTCAGTAATAAATTCCATATCAATTGAAGTGCATCCTTCAGCACTCTGGCCATGGTCTGCGTATACATGCACTGAGCGCATACCATGCTCATTTTGTAAAGCTTTTAACCTATCAATTACCATTTGTGAATTCATAAAATCTCCTCTGTGGAACCGCAAATAAAACATTATTGATGTCTTATTGTAAAATGGCTTGCCCTGAGGGATTCGAACCCTCACTCTAAGTTTAGAAGACTTATGTGCTATCCAGTTACACTAAAGGCAGATAAACTTTCACTTTTTATTCACCCTAAGAAGTGTAACTCAGCCCCTGCACTACGGGATCGACCTTTATTCTATCCACCGCTCAATCTGAGTGGAAAAGGAGTGTAGTCTCCTAACCAAGCTACTATACCGTTTGTAGACTTAGGATGTCAACACCTTTCTTAACATCCTTTTCAGCTCTTTCATAAACTTACGTTTACAAACCGCTAGTACTAGGGTGTGAGTGTGGTATTGACTTAGCTTACCCATCAAGTTCTTATAAGTCTTCGTCCGTTCGTTAACGGTCTTATAATCAACTTCAGGCCAAGAATCTAAAGCATGTTCTTTAGTCAACTTACGGATCATTTTTGCTTTCTTACCATTCATAAAACCTCCTAGTGGCAATGTAACCAAGACTTCCCGATCTGATAATCACCATCAAACGGGACACGTAAACCATAGTACTCTGCTGCCTCTTTAATTGCAAGGGACATCTTCTCCCCAACCTTGCTAGTCCCCACCCAGAACTTATCGCCAACATGTGAGAGGTCTGACACCCTAGTGCCATCTCCTTCATAGCTCTTAGCCTGAGACTCATCGTCGAACTCTACCACTGTAACTAGAGACTTGCAAACTTGTAGTTGATACTCATCGTGATACTGAATCATAAACATAGCCTTTCCATAAAAGCTAGAGTCAGTAAAAGGGTCAAACAGGTAGCCTTCCTTAGCCAGCCAACGGTCAACAATGATCGCTGCTCTCTTCATAATAATAGCCCCGCAAGATTGGAACAGCAAGTTTAGTAGGCTGTGCTCTGATCTTGACATCAACTTACGACCATCGATAGCTTTAATGAGCTTACTACCTCCCGCACCCTTCCAGTAGATTCCCAACTTAGCTTTCAAGAGTTTCAGTGGGTATGCTGCCTCCCAGAAATCCTCGAAAGCTTGCTGTGCTTTGTTTATAGGCCAGTCCATCTGTTTAGCAATCTTAGGTGGTTGAGCACCGTAGCTGCAGTTCCCTGTGATTGTTATAACATCCCCCTGCCTAGCTACAAAGGTTGAGTTAGCCGTTTCTATACAAAAAACATCCGTATCCCTGGTCAAAGACTTGATCATCTTTTGGCAAGTTCTGCTTTGCTTCTTGCTAAGTGTGATGTTGGCGTGTCTTTTATTCACAGTTAAACTATTCATAGTTAAACCCCAAGATACTTTAGGGGAGTATCCAACCAAGTAACAAGCTAATAGTATTGCCTCATAAACGTTACCTTCATTCTGACTAATATATTTTCCACGCCCTTTAGTCCAGCCATCAGCTTGCCAAAAAGACTCTACAAAACCCCCCAGAGACTCCTTCTCAAGTGAGCATATCCACTCTAGGTAATCAATATCATGCTTATCTTGTTGAGGTAGCCCTACTTTAGCCCAAAACTCTCTAAACCAGTATGGTGAGAGAATAAAAGTCTTAAAGCCGGTGTTGTTTTTAGAAACGTGTACAGTAAACTTTGCACCTACACTCTCCAAAACTTCCTCAATCTCTTTTACATACTTTGACTCATCTTGAGAAACCCTGCAAGAAACCCCCCTGCGATTTCCAAACTGAGATGAAGTCCTTCCAGTGTCTTTTGCCCACTTGAGGTAGCCATCACTAAGAATCCAAGCAACAAGCTTAGCCTCATCTACACTAACATGGGAGTCACCTCCAACATACTCTGCTGAATTCTTGATCCTAAACTCAGTATTTATCTCGTCAGTTGTCTTAAACAAGTTTTCATAATACCGAGGACTCTTCTTAGGTGACCTACGAATACTACCAAACCACCTATGGTCTCCTGTGCTCTCAAACTTAAAAGACTTTTGACGCATACTCACTACATCTGCATTAGGGTAGTAGAAGATATTCTTGATAGGACTCCACTCGTTAAAACCTGTAGACGTATTATAGGTAAGGACATCCTCACCCACAGACAATTGGTTGTAACTCTTCCATCCAGATTTTGTTAAGACAGTTGTTGAGTCTACAGGTAGGCAACTGTACTTCAATGTCTTGGCATCGTCCCTAATGATCCCCATAGCCGCTGCAGTTGCTGTGTGTATGTCATTAGGCTTCTCACCCATCAGCTTCATAATGTAGTCCTCACCGCCCTCATACGGCCTTGTGTAGTGACCCTCAACACGTGCTTCCAAGCCTGAAGCATCACAACCTATCTGGTAAGTGTCTTTTTCAACACCAAAGAGGTCACGCATCGGAGCACCGTACAAACTCGTGGGTCTCGGTATGTTAGCAACTACCTTGTGCTGCATTCTAGTAGTAGAAGCACCACAAGCAATGACAGGTGTTTGTATCCTTCCGTCAATACTAATACGCTCTTGTGCAAGAAATCCAGACCCGTTTGGTGAGAGTATTGAGTTGCGCCTATGACGGTAGGTTAGCCAGTAGACAACATCTTTGACGAAAGATACTTTATCACCAAGCCTCTCAAGATTAGGGCACAATTCCTTATCCGCATTGATAGTATACTTCGGGGATGATATCACTTTAACGGGACGATCCCTGTTAGCAGACATTAACTTCTGATACATCTCCATCACGGTCTTACACCTCAGATGAGACAGTCTGTGAGGTTTAAAAGTGCTCTCGGCTGTCTCTCGGCAATAGCGAATGACAGAAGTTTTATACTTCTCATCATCAAGTTTTTGCTTTTTCTGGTTCACACTTAAATCATTGTCACCCCAGATTAGAGGATTCCACCCCAACCCTACCAGATACTCTTTTATATCCCTCTGATTAGGTAGGAGCATTGGCTCAGTGTCTCTGATAAGAGCTTGCTCTGTTGGTAGGATGAAGGACATCTCACCCCCTTTAGAGTTAAAAGTTACCTTGTAAATCCCATATTCATCCTCTGTGCAAGTACCCTCGTGGGTGTCAATAAACTTCTTCATTATTGCTGAGAGACTTCCATCCTTCTTTATCTGTATCTTAGGAATTAGGTAAGGCTTAGCATTCGTCTTACTCAAGGGCTTTTCTGGGAGCAGAGGCTCTGCGTAATCTTCGATAACCTGCATCTTCTCGTTAAGGTCAGCTAAAGCAACTTGAGCTTTGTCAGCGAAGAATTTGAAACCAAAATGCTCTTGGCGAAACGCAAGCTCCTCAGCTGCCTGCTCAAGATTAAGAGCTTCATCCCAAGGCCAATCTGATTTCTCTATGAGCAATTGACGGAATACAGCCTCTGTAACTTCTGTATCCTGTTCACAATAGCTAAGCATCTCAGGGCTAAACTCCTCCCACACCTGCTCACCCTCATCTGCGAAATCACCTTTTAAGATACCTAAGCGTTTACCCCAAGCTTTAAGGCTGTGGCCCCCTAGACGATCAGGCCAGAGGGTACGGGACATCACTACAGTGTCGGTGATCTTACAAGGTTTGCCCATCACTGTATCAACGTCACTATCGTCTAAGCCTACGTGATACTCTAGGCCAAAGAATAGACGAAGCACTGGTAAGTCATACTTAATCCCAGAGTGGGCAATGATTTCTGTGGCTGAAGATAGTGCCTCTTCAACAGCCTCTTTAGTTAAAGACTCCTCATAAAGTTTTAATCTAACTCCTGTGTCTATGTATTTAAAGACAATGCAATGCACTCTGAAAGTAGGCTTCAACTTAAAAGGGTAGCTAGAATAGTCTATAGTCTTAGAATCAAGCAACCCTGTAGTTTCTATGTCAAACACCACCCTATTCATAATCAGTACTCCATCGGTTCTTTAGACTTGTCAACTGTGCTATCGCCAAACAATGCCAGCTCCTCAGAAGAGAAAGTATCTTCATCCTCTTCGTATGGGTTACTTGTAGCGTAGAGCATGGACGTAGCTTTGTCATAACGCAACCAACCAGCTTCACCAGTCTCACCTGTGCGCCTACATTTAACTATACGAATAAGTATGCTGTCCCTCTTCTTAGGATCTTGATTCATCTTATCACGGGATATCAGGATTGTGTTAAAAGCTATCTGGTTCTGTGAAGAGCTACCCATTAAATCATACTCATTAACTTCGTGAGGGTCTCTGTCTGAGGGCTTCTTCATGTGAGAGACTACAGCAATTGCACAGTCGGTTTCTTTAGCAATTTTCAGGATTGAATCCATGAAGTGTATAGTGTCAGAATTACTATCTGAGGCTATAGCTGCTTGCAGGGGATCAACAAAAATAATATTGCACTTCTCTGCTTTGGCGAGATATCGAAATTTATTAATCAGCTCTTCATTACTTAGCGAGCCTTGATGATCAACGAATGTAAAACGATCATCTTTAGCTACACCATTAAAGAAGGCCTCTCGCAGTTCTGGCATATTCAACTCTTCACGGCTCTTCTTTTTAGATTAACCCTTTGATCAATCGACATCAAGTCTCGAACTACCTCCCGTTTAGTTCCTTCCAAGTACATTGCACCAACTTTTAAATCAGTCTCTGTCAGTATGTTATAGACAGTATGCGAAATTATACTTGAGTTGTGTGTGACAATGAAATCATTAGTCAAGTATAGCTCATCGGCAGCATCGACCTTGAAACATACAGTTTCTTCGTTGGTAAACACCTCTACTGATTCCACAAGGTTTCTGTCAACACCTCGCTCCTTTGTTATATTACCTATAAGGAGCCTAAATATGCGCTCATTAGAACTAGATACTTCCTCAATCATTCTGCAAGTACACCCTAAGCTACGTACAAGCAGTCTAATTTGATCTGCCATATCAGGACTGGGTGTTGAGTATTCTAAGTTCCCCTCTGTTGAAAATCCAAGGGCATCAAATAAGCCAGCAATCAGTTCTGTACGCTGCTCAGCAGAGCCTAGTAGGTAGTCATCAGGGATGCCTTCATGCATATATAACGGTAGTAAGTTTATAAAAGTATTAGCAATTTGGTGGTGTCCCTCTTTGATACAGATTGAATAGGTTCCACAAGCCTCCTCAGCAGGAGAATCTTTAATAACTTCAAGCCCCCACATGCCAATCATAATCTTAAGCTCTTCTACTATCTCGTACTCAAAACACTGGAACTGCATCGGAAGTGTTAGTAAATTATTACCGAGGAGGAATCCCATAAGCCACGGGTCTATCCGCAGGTCTCTACCCTCCCAGTTCACACAAGGGTTGTCAGGTAGCTCTGGAAGTATAAGTCTACCACCCGGCTCCCCACTGTGCATATATTCTAGCATCCCTTGTGTGTTCGTAACATTACTCCCGCCTTCCCAGCTCTGGTGCTCAGTCTTCCAAGACCACAGGTGATTTTCATCGCAGATAGTCTCACTACCATCATTTAATGTTACCTTGTAACATTTCTGAACACCTTGTGGGAAAACACCTATCAATTTCGTGGGGTTACCATCAGAACCGATCAAGAAATCACCAACCTTCATGCTACCAGCTTCTCTGTACCCAGAGGGTGTTACGACATTTTCCCAGAGTGGCTGCCCTTTCCCTACGCCTGTTAGAGCACCGATAAGTGTAACCTCGCCAGGTTCCATACCACCACCCATCATCTCATTAAGGCGTCCAAATGCCGGTGGGAAGGGTATAATATTCTTCCCTGTTTCCTCTTCAAAAGAGTCCCACATCTGGGATAACTTTAGTACACCAGCAGGGGAATACTTATCAGCTTTCCAGAAAAAGTCTCGGAGCTTCTTATCTTCGGAGTGTTTAATGTGCTCACACGCATCCTTACGTCGCAAATTGATAACGTAAGCCTGTTGAGGTTTAAGCAATCTTGCTACTTCTTGAGTTGCCTGCTGCCCTGGCTCATCACTATCAAAAGCAATAAACACTTTCTCAAAAGATGTTACCCACTCATAGTTAGCTTTAATTTGTTTGGTAGCGCCTCCTGCACCTGTTGTGATTGAAACTACAGGTGTCTCATACCCCTTCTCATTGTTACTCATAGCTTTAAAGTACGCTAGTGCATCCTCTTCACCCTCTGTGATTATTAAAACTTACCACCACCGGAGAAGAGTTGCTGACCAAACATTTTATCTGTTGCACGATTCTTACCGATGGAGAAGAAATTAGGCTTGCTGGTGTCTTCTCCACGAGCCTTAGCATCCTTAACTTTCTGATCACGGACACGGAAGCACGTAAGCTTATCTTGCTGGTCATAACAAGGGTAGTAACGTTTAGCAACCTTGCCCTCACTGTCTATCTCTGTCTGAACACCGTAGAATGCAGAGAGGTCTTTGGGTAGGCGTCGATCTTTCCAACCCCGGAAATCCCCTTTCTGTATCTCACTAATACGCTCCGCTACATCTTCACTCATTATGTATTGATCCTCCACTTTTTTATCTGCCTTAACTAGCTCAAAACCTAATTCACTAGGTTTGATATACTTGTGCTTTCGTTCACAGAACCCACTCCTGCAATAACCATCTTTAATTATTTCACCGTTCTTGTCTACTTTCTCATAGACTGACATTGCATCGGATGACTTCCCACAAACACATTCAAAATTACCTAGTAACACACCCTCTTGGTAATTATCGTTTTGACTCATAGGCACCCCACTCCAACTCCTCAGCATACTCTAGTGCTGCAATAAGTGTTCGGAGGGAGACAATATTTCAACTAAACAGAATTGCCCGTTCAATGAAGATCCGATTTGAATATTACCATCTGCCTCTTTCACGATGATAGAGCAAAAATCTTCACTCTCCTCCGCGAACCTGATAGTGTCTAAAGGCTCAGCTTTGTTTGTTCTTATATCAATACTACTCATTAGTGTACCTCCGGGTTTTTCATTCGTTGTACTACTGTTTTATAAATATTATCAATGTCCATCTGAGATTCCATCTCATACAACCTTAGTATCATAGGCATCGGTAGTACACCCATGACCATCCCCGTTACAACCTGTACCAGTTGTGTACCATTTTTCTGTAGATCCTCGGGGACTGTCTGTATAAAATGTAGACGCTCTTCATAGCTCGGCTCAGCATCCCTATAGAATCCGATACAAGCTGCTTCTATGTACCTCTCAAACTGTTGGTAGTAGGCGCTCTCTATCTCAGGGAAGCTCATCAAATACTCCTCATTGTTTAAACACATGGCCTGTTAGTCAATCTAACTCAGGATGAGATACTACATTAGGAGATGGTATGAGTCAAGAAGATAACAAGGATTCTCAACCGCAACCTGCAGACGAGTCCAATGATAACGTGAAGACAGTCACACGTAAAGTCAAAGAGCACATGTTCAACGTCACTCGTAAGAGGAGGCTGTGCAGTGTGATGAAAGAGACTGGCAACAAGAAGACAGCCTGTGCATCAGTGGGGCTTACGCCTGTGCAGCTTGACAAGGTTATGTCTAAGGACCACGACTTATATAAGCGTTTTAAAACAGCAGAGGCTGACTACTTAGGTGTGTTAGAAGCAGAGGCTAAGCGTAGGGCCGTAGAAGGTGTGAAAGAGGATATATACTACAAAGGTTCAGTAGTTGGTTCACAGCAAAGGTATTCCGATGATCTGTTAAAGACACTTCTCAAAGCCAGTGACAAGGATAAATATGGCACTAAAACAACTGTAGAGAATAACCACAATATTAATGCAAGGGATCAAGACCTCCGTAATAAGCTTGCACTGCAACTAGGTGTTAAATTAGAACAAGCCCCAATACCTATAGAGGATGAGGCTGTAGACGGTGAGTTCACAGAGGGTTAATTAGAAAGCCATTGGTGCTTTTATAGGCTTGTGGCTTTCATACTTCTCAATAACAAAATCATTAGCTGAGAAGTACCGTATATTATCCAATGTTATATTTGGAATCAAGAGTCTAGTATCACACTTAATAATCTCATTCTCCAACTGCTCCCTAACAGCATCGAAATGGTTATTATAAATATGCACGTTTGTTAAGTCTCCTATTAAAAAATCCCGGCTTCAGCCCTAGAATCCTAGCGAAAATATGTGTCAAAGCTGCATAGCTTGCTATGTTAAACGGGACACCCAAGAAGGCATCACAAGAGCGTTGATTCCATTTTAGATTTAAAAAACCATCTTCAATATAAAGCTGAAAAGCAAAATGACAAGGTGGTAATGCCATAAGTTGTTCTCTTATCTCAGCGGAGTTCCAAGCATTCACTAACAACCTCCTCGACTCTGGATTCTGGGAGGCTTCTTCTAGCAGTTCACTAATCTGATCACTGTAGATTTCCAACCCTGAATCACGCCCTGCAAACTCTCTCCACTGGACACCATATAGTAATCCCCCAGAACCAGTGTTAGAACCAGAATACTTAACTATATTGTCATCCCAGATTGTACGTTGGTTATCTTTGAAACCAAAAGTAAATGTACGAAGAGAACCTAAATCACTATCGCCAGATAAGAACCACAATAACTCACCAAAGATAGACTTCGTTGCCATCTTCTTTGTAGTTAATAGTGGGAATCTCTCTTGTAGATCAAACATAACAGTCGCACTGAAAAGTGATCGTGTACCTGTCCCTGTTCGATCTCCTCTGTCTTTTCCGTGAATCATTATATCGTCAAGCAACCTTAGATAACCTTCCTCTCCCACATAATTTTTTACTAACATCCACACCCCTACTCTTGTTCAAACACTTTCGATTGTTTAACAAATTCCCAATAGTTAAGTCGGTTAGTAATTTGATAGATCATCTTAACCAACTCGCCCCTCGGCAAATCCCCTAGATCTTCTTTTGCTTTAATTTCATTGTCAACTAAAACCATAATAGCATCACTGACTTTTTTCTTATCACTCATTCTAACACCTTTAGAGTATCAATTGTAATACTTAAGGTACTATTATAAGGGATAGTGTTCTAATTATCGTACCTTATCTGCACAACTTTCAAGTGACTCTATGTAAAGTAGTAGGCTTTCTATATTCTTAGCGTCAAGTGTAACTGTGCCAGACACCTCATCAAATACTGGTAGTGTTGGAACAGCTTCAATCTGACATACCACAGCTTGGGGGGCTGGGGTTAGGAAGTCTGTAACAGTGGCGCATCCGATTAAAACAGAGGACGCAACCACCAAGGTGAGTGATAGTTTAACTGCTGAATTTATCATTCCAAGAGCCTCCCGGATTTTTCTTGATTTTCTCAATACCCCTCTGACGTTTTCTGCGGTTATACACACCTGCAGCTTTTTCAGCCATTTTAAAAATTTCTAGGAATATCTTAAGCCATTTCATCATTTTGCCCTCTCAACTCACAAAAAGGGGCCGAAGCCCCTGTTGTTTATGGAGCTGTCATACTAGCTCCGCTACTTTGATCTTCCTCAACTTCAATCTTACCACCGAGGCGTGCCTCCACCATCTCACGAACACGACCTTCCGTCAATCCGAATGCTTGAATAATACCAGTAGCCCCTTTGACAACATACTCCACTGCGTCATCAACAAAACCGTCCTTATCTTCTTGCTTGACAGGGCCATTGATAGTCTTACCACGGTTGGTGAGCCTTTCAACAGCAAAGCTGATACCGTAGTCGATAGCCTCGTTAAGCAAACCATTCAACTTTTCACCAGATTCAGTCTTCTTACCAATACCCCACTTTGCAGTGGCCCAGCTAACAACACCTAATAGTCCTGCACCTAGCAAACCCAGCAAGACTTCAATCAACGGCATAAACGTACTAATATCCATAGATAACCTCTTTCTTTTGAATTGAGGCTACATTGAAACATGATTACTAGGGGCTTGTCAACCGCCCCCACCAAAGATTTTAAAAAAGTAGTTAACTGCTCCTGTTGCAATCAACGTGCCAGCTGCTGCAATAGCACCTATGACTACATTGTTCTGAGTCTGTCGAGTCTTTATAGCTTGCACTAGAAGACCTAGATCAGTAACCTCCCTTTCGAGCTTTGGGACAGCTTTCGCTCTCTCCTCCATAACTTCTTGTTTAACTTGAGTTTCTGTTAAGTCTTCTCGTAGAACTTTGGAGTCTGTGTATAATTGTTGCATAATTTCTTGGGTGTTGGCTAGTTTCACGATAGCTTCAGACATGGCTTGGATACTTACAGTCTGCTTATCTAAAACCTCTGATATATGCTCTAGTGTATAATTTATATTCCTGATCTGTTCACCGTGAACAGCTACCTTCTCATGTACATCAAAAGGTCGATCAAAACCAAACGTTTCATCTGCCACTTCATATCTCCTTAGTAACTGTAGACGCGAGGTGGATCAGATTCGGGTCTCGTATCAAGGTGTATGAAACGATCGACCTTAGACCTCTGGCTAACACCAATCCCTGTAAATCCCAACTTCATAGCAATCTTGATAATACGGAAGGCCTTGTCAGACCAGCAGGCGATGTCTACAGCGATGCCCTCACTATGGTAGCCAGGCTCCTCTTTAGCTGCCTCTATGGGGTGTGTAGGGTGCCTGTAGCCAGATGAAAAGGTTAAGCTTTCGTCTATTTCTATACGTAGTTTGTATAAGAGGTCTAGGAAGTGCTTCTTCATCTCCACCCTACCAGTGTGAGAGCATACAAATTCATGCCTCTGCATCACGGGGTAGTAGTCATCCCAATTAATTTCATCTTCTGAGCACATTCTGCCTCCAAGTGTAATAGGTTTGTAAGTTGGGTTTTAATTCAACACAGGATCTGTATTATTAAATTAGTTAACACAAATTATGAGGGGGATTTGCCCATGCTTGTTCGGAATCTACTAGTAGCTTTTACGTTAGTATCATCAAGCTTTGTTAGTGCAGATTGCAGTGATGACGTGCAAGTTGAGTACGGGGTTTACACAGCACATCTTATAACGGATAGGAGCACTGTCAATGAGGATAATAACTTTTGTAAGTTG